CATAAGGGATGATGATGTCTTCAGCGGGGACAAATACAGAGACAGGGCGCTCTGTACTGGGGTCAAAGTAAATCTTCTTGAACGCAGAACCCGCCGCTGGCAAAGAGAAGAGCATGCGCTCATGCTCAGGGCGGAACTCCGCCATCTTGTCGGTTAAGTAGTAGTTCATGTCCTCTTCAACACGAATGGCTGACTCTTTCTTCTCCGGCGTGTCGTCACCAATAATCTTGGTCTTGGCCGGACCCTTGGCAGGGAACGTCTCCGTAATCGTCTCTGATTGGAACCGCACCACTGCTTCAGTAATCATAGGGTGATACACACCACAGGCTCCTGCCCACGGCTCGGTACGCTCGTCGTACTTCAAGCCTAAAAGCGTCAACCCTTCCTTGTACGTCTCTTCCCAATCCTTGCGTGCGGACAGATCGTTCTTCACGTCATCCAGCAACTCACCGACCAGAGAGGACAGCTCGCCCTCATCCATTTGTTCTGCCAGATTGGCGTTGAAGTCTTCATCTTCTTCACCGGGGCGAATCTCTATCTCCAGACCGTCAGCGCGAATACTGACTGACTCCGGGTCTTCGATTTCCACCTCGATGTCCGGTTCGCCTTCCAAAACATCCAGCCCCACCGGTGCTTGGTACAGTGCCTTGTCTATAGCCATGATCTATCCTTAATAGTAGGCGTGTGATTTGCGCCTGAAAAACTGTGGCTCGTCCTCGTAGTCCGATGGCAGGCTGATGAACCCGCCCTGACGGTAGCGCAGTAGCGCTTGTGAGATCGTATCGACGTAATCGTCATGCTCGCCCACGGGGAAGGCAGCGAGTTCCTCAATCACTTCTCTTGCCCATCGTGTATCTGGTGCCCAGACCTTGCCACTGAAGAAAAAGTCAGCGATAGCGTTGAGACGGGCGGTTTTGTCAGTTGAGCCTCGTTGCTTGCCTCGGCTTGGCGTGAACTCGTCCACGGGAATACCCATCGCACGAAACTCTTGAATGAGTGGCGCACCTGCCGCCTTTTTCTCCACAATGAACGCATCTGGCTCCCACTCCTTCCAGTGCTTGAACGCGACCTGTTTCAGTTCCGGGAAGCCCATCCTGTCCTTGAAGGCGTCCAGCAGTATCAGGTTCGGTGCCCCGCCATCCTCGTCGTTATAGAACACGCCCCACGTGGTGCATGCCGAATAGTCGGCAGTGGTCTTTTCCTCGTGCGCGGTATCCCAGCTCTGAATGATGTACTCGCACTGCGGTGGCTCGTCGTACTCCCAGATTTTCCACATGCCCCGGCTGATGATGGCTGACGCCTCCGAGGTGGGGTTCTGCATGTACTGCGCGTTCCAGTACCGCGGGTCCATCGCGCCCTTCTTGGACTTCAAGACCTCCAGCGGCCACTGCTCAGGCCACAAGCTTTTCTCGTTGTCCTCGCCATCATTCAATATGGCAGGGAGTTCTACGATCTCCCACGGCTCAGTGTCGGGGTTCTTGATCTGGTAGTCAATCAAACGACCGGTCAGGTCAAGCAGCGACCAGCGCGTCATGATTACGATGATTGCCCCGTTGGGCATCAAGCGCTGCAAGGGACCTTGCTGGAACCACTGCCATGCGGTATCGAACGCTAAGCGGCTGTTCGCCCTCATGTCTTGTTCTGAGTGCGGGTCATCGATGACAAAAAGGTCTGCACCACGACCGGCCAGTGCTCCACCAACACCTGCTGCGTAATACTGGCCTCCGGCCACTGTGGACCACTTTCCTGCGGCTTTCTGGTCTTCTGCAATCTGCGTTCCCGGAAAGATTTCTTGGTACTCTTCACTGTCAATTAAGTTCTTTACGCGACGACCGAAGTCTTCTGAGAGGGACGCGGTATGCGTGCCCATAATGATTTTCTTTTCGGGGTAGTGCCCCATGAAATATGCCGGGAACAGGTAGGAGGAGAACTCCGATTTACCCATACGCGGCGCAATATTGATGATGACCCGCTTCTTTTTTCCGTTTATTACATCGCTAAAGATGCGCGATAATTTCCTATGATGCGGTCCCACCTTGAATCCGGGGTACACGTGGGTGGCAAAGCCCAACAATGACGTTTTTGCCGCGTTTTTGGCCGCACGGGCGGCTCTCTCTTCCAAATCCGCCAGCAGTTCTGCTTTTTCTTGGGGGTTTAGCGTGGGGAGGAGCTTCTGGAGAGCGTCAATTTCCTGTTTCGTCAGGTTCATCCCCGTCCTCCACCAGTTTTGACTCCACTTCCGTTACATCTGACACGTCAATGATCTTTGCCATGCGCTCCAGCTTCTCTTTGATGCGGTCATCCAGCTCGTTGTCAGACATTTCGGTCTTTTTGACCTCCACCCGATCGGTGAAGAGCGCCACTTCCGTGACTTTCCCCAAGAGTTCCAGCGCTCGCAGGCGTATTTTGGCGTCAGGATGGGCTGTTTCTTCCACTAATTTTGCCACCGCGTAGCCTCTGATCTCCTTGGCCTGCTCCACAAAGTGCCAGTCGTATGCCGTTAGCATCCCCACCAGATGCTTTACCGCCTCTGGCGTCTCGATCTTGGTTAGTGTGGCGCGTTGCTTCTTGACGTCAGTGGTTTGTGTTAACACCGCGAAGGCTTCGCGTGCGGTGTGCTCTTGTAACTGGTCGTGGATGTCCTCGTCTGGCGTTGCCCCCAGCTCTTCAAGCCATTTTGCAGTCTCAACCTGCGCATCAATCAGTTCAGCCGGGGTGGCTTTATCGACGTGTTTAGCCGCTGGCGTGGGGAGCACGTCAGGAGTGAAGAGGGTTTCATCGAGAAGGTGCTCAAGCATAGGCGTTGACTGTTGCAGTCAAAGTTACCGGAGTATATACTCGGTTTTGTCTCTGTGTAAATTTTTACACAGGGGCTGTCTCCGTGGTTGGAGATCTCTCGCTAAAGCCAAGCGGCTTTTGCCCCCACTTCGGTGGGGGCTTTTTTTGGCTACGTATGTCTAATATTAGACAGAGTGGTGGTAAATTTTTTAAAATTTTTGGGGGCTGTTGTCATGATTTTAAGAAAATTGTGTGGTGTTTGTGGGGATTAGTGATCGGGTCGGAGCGCCGCCGCTGCAATATTTTGTGGGGGTCGGGGTATGGTGGGGTTCGCCTATTGGAAATAACGCGTTATAAAATAACGTGTATGGTAAAATATAGTTGTCGGTTTGAGAGCACTTCGCTCTGCAACGACGCGAAGCGGGACAGCTTGTCCCGCTTTTCTTTTTTGGAGGTGTGCCATGTCAAAGCAAAGCCAACTGTTTGAGTGCTTCGATATTCTCAGCATGAACAAGGAGGACATCGATGCTCTTGTCGCTGAAGCGAAGTCGCTTGGTGCGAGCAATCGCAAGTCAGCCAACGAGCTTGTACTCAAATGGTGCAATGCTCGCTTCGGTATCGAGATAGTTGACACGACTGAGAACAAGCGTCCTGTCAAAGGTCTTGACTCTGAGCATCCTGAGTTCGACGCAATCAAGCGTCGCAAGAACCGCATCCTTGCTCGTATGGGATTCGGCATGAAATCTAACACGTCACACGTGTTGGACAAAGACCCGCTGTTAGCAGCAGCGGAACGTTTCGCTAAGTCGCACAGCAGATCAGAGCTTAAGAAGTACATCAAGTATCTGCAAAACCTGTAAGCGGGACACGTTGTCCCGCTTTAGCCGAACCGCGCAGGAAATTACCCTTCTGCGCGGATTCTCAACTTTGTCTAAGGAGTTCACCATGTTCACAATCTGGTATTGCGATGCCGATGGCATCGTTCGCTCGTTCGAGTGCGACACAATAATTTACGCCCAAGCTGTCTGGGATACGTTGGCGTACACCAAAACCATGCTCTCAACCCGCCCATGAAAGGAGTTAATCATGCACAAAGACATCACACCAGCGTGCCTTGCCGCCATCACGCTCATCAGCCTTGTCCTTGTCATCGGGCATCACATACCTGTATGGGTTGGTGCTTGGTACATCCTTTGCGGCATCTTGCCCGTAATCATCGACTAATCGGGAGAACACCATGACAACACTCGACGCGTTACTCACAGCGCAAAAGCTACTGAACGAGGCGTGCAAGCAGCTAGATAACCGCAGTCCGTTCGGCGTCTGCTACTGCTCTCTCAAACCCGCAGAGCAAAACGTAATGGCGGCACTTGCCGCCGTAAACCAAGCCATTACCACACTGAAAGGAGAACACCATGCGTAACGATCAACTAGCCCAAGCCCTCATTCGCGCAGGGTTTGCACAAGCCAAAGAGTCCAAGCCCAAGCGGGACATTGCGTCCCGCTTTGATGAGAGCGACAAGCCAACATGGGAAGCCCTCTCATCCTTCGAGCGTGAGTACTACACAGAACGCTTCGCACGCTGGCAATCTAACAACTCAGTTGACGCGTTAACCCAGAAGGAGGATTTTTAAGGGCGGTTTGCAAAAATGCGAGATACTAAACACTTGGTACGGCGATGTGCAAACGCTGTTAACTGGCGTAAGTATCTAATATATATAATATTATTAGTAGTAGTAGTACTACGTTTAGCACTTGTCCATGTATTTCAGGGGTATATATGGGTATGAAAAAAGATTATTTACAAACAGAGAGAAAACAACAAAACTCTCAACAAACTTTCAATAAACTTTTCTTGGACATATATATACCCTCAAAAAACATGGACAAGTGTGAAACGAGAAAATCAGGAGGCAACAATGCGTATATAAATCAAAGCACTACGCTAAATGACAGCGTTTGCACTTCGCTGTACCAAGTGTTTAGTATCTGGACAAAACACGAATCACGGTAACACGTTAACTCTCAATGGAGGAAATCATGCCTCGTAAAAGCACCAAACGCTTGCGCGACTGCACGCGCAAGGAAATCATCACGCGCTTAAACAGGCGTGGGAAATACCCACCGCAGACCGTCGTCGCTATCGCCACGCGGATTATTGACAAGCGCAAAGAACAAAAGAAAGCCGCACGCGCAGCGGCAAAGCACAAAGACAAATGGAGCCTGATCATAAAACCGCTATCGCAAGAGATACGCTCAGTGCAAACGCGGCTGGCGCAGTTCAAGAAGCGCGAGAACATCCCATTGTCTACTTTCTATGGTGCATACGTTTCCGCCCTGATGAAAGTGCGCGAGATACTGAAGGCATACCAGCGCCAATCTCTGACGCCAGACGAGAAGGTAAGAGAAGCCAAGCTGTCTGACGAGGGCATACTACCTTTGTCCCTGTCGCGCATACCTCTCGGCCATCACTGGTCTGATTGGGTTCCGATACGCATACGCACAGAGTTTCGTCGCGCCCATGCCAACTTGAGTGCCAAGACCAAGCCCATCGCGCCCATATTCCAGCGCGACCCACCCAAGACCATCATCGCGCAGCACACGTTTGTCAAAGACAAATGGACGCAGGAGTTAAACCAACTGCTAAACATTCTCGATCGGGATGGCGCAGACAGACGCCCTCTCGAGGCAGAGCAAGCTGCGCTGATACAGATAGCCATAGCCAAGCTGGACGCAATGAAGAAAGACCGACGGGTGTCTCCTCACTGGAGGAAGCTCGTGACCGCAGCCGAACGCATCGCTGTGCAAAAACAAAAACGTACACAACTGAAGGGGGAAGCAGCATGACGCTAACTAAAACCCAGCTTGAAGCCCTGCAAGCTAAAGCAGGGCTGATGATGTACCGCATAAAGTGGACGCAGAAAGAAATTGACAAGTTAACCGAAAGGAGGGCAAGATACGAAAAAGAACTAAATAACCTGTTAAGCATGATTAAGGCAGCGCAGACTGCCGATGCAGTAGAAGCACAAGCGAGTAACCCATAGCGGGACGCCCTGTCCCGCTTAACCAACCACATAGGAGGCAACCATGCCTAGATTTGCTTTCATCGACGGGTACAGCCTGCCCGCAAACGAGGGCGACATCCTGCCCATTGGCACACGCAATTACTACATCCAGCAAGGGCAGCTAATCTGCGTTGTTCCGCAAACCTCTGACGACTGGCACGACATAGGTATGCACGTCGAGGTAGGGCGTGACCACACCGGTCGCCCCATGTATGAGCATCGCGATTTAGTAGCACCAGAAGCACAACCAACCACACAGGAGGCAACCATGCAAGACACCGTAGAAGCCGCACGTCACGGCACACGCCGCTATCAGTTGATCGTAGCTGACCATCTGCCTATCGGTACGACAATGAAAGACAGAGCGTGTATCGATAACGTCCAGCCGTACTTCAGCACGCAGCCGTACTACAAACGCATCGGGCAGAGCTTCCTCATGCTGGCGCAGCTTAGTGCGCTGAAGAACTACATACGCAACAACGGCATTGATCTTGGCACATCGGCTGACACTGAAGTCGTCTATCCATTCACTAACGCTGAGTACAGAGAAGCGCAGCTTGTGCTCGATGGGTTCGCTGATGCGCTGGGCGCAGCAATAACCAAACGCCTCAACAACGGCGAGGATGTGGATGACTTGTATCCGCTGGCAAACGTGGTGCAGGCAATCGTTAACCCTCTCGTACTGGCAATCACTGATGCAGTGAGAGATACAAACAGCTACGATGGGTCACGCTACTTGCAGGATATGCGTAGCAAGCTGCGCACGCTTGTCAGCGACACGCTAGACGATGTGTGCAGTAAATCAAACACAGGCTATGTGAGAGCGTACTACGAGCTTAACTATGGCAGGTTGGCGTATCCAGCCACTAACGATATGCGCCTTAGCGCAATACGCTCAGTCATCAGCAGCTTGCTCAACTACGAGGATAGCGATGACGTCGAGGAACTGCTGCACGACAACGACTTCAATACGTGCAGTGACTGCGGTGAGTGGGAGATGCGAGATGAGATGCAGACTCCTGCGTTCGACGATAGCAGCGATGTGTGCCGCACTTGCATTGACCAGAACTATGTGTACAGCGACTACAGCGAGGGCTACATTCACCGCGATGACGCTTGCACGGCACTCAATCGGCATGGTGAGCGCATCACTATCCACTGCGATGAGGATGACTTCTACTACGACGATGAGGAGGACTGCCGTGTGCATCATGACTACTCACCACCGTCGCGTGTGCTGCGTCGCTATCACACTGCCAAGAACAACGATGACTATAGTGCTGTCATCTCTGAGTGGACAAAGCAGAACGATCGGTTCTTCGGCATCGAGCTTGAGGTCGAGTGCCGCAAGGGTCACCCTGGTGACTACGTTGACAAGCTAAACGATGCACTCAATGACGGTGACGCTGGCGCACGTTGCTTCTTCGAGGAAGATGGTTCGCTATCTAATGGCTTCGAGATCATCACGCAACCGATGGGCTTGGACACACACTATCAGTTCTGGGAGTGGCTGCAGGACAAATCACTAACAGCAAACCTGCGTAGTCACGACACATCAACCTGTGGCCTGCACGTCCACGTCAACCGCAACAATCTGAACCGCTTGCAGATCAACAAGATGTGCGTGTTCATTCACTCACCTGACAATCGCAACTTGATCAAAGCGATTGCTCGTCGTCATGGTGTTGGCTACGCATCCATGCACGCCAAGAAGCTCGGCACTGCACATGAACCGTCACGCAGTGACCCACGCTACGAGGCAGTCAACCTGACCAACCGTCGCACCATCGAGATGCGCATCTTCAAAGGTACGCTAAAGCACGACTCGTTGCTTGCTGCGCTCGAGTTCACCCATGCGCTAGTCAAGTTCACTGCACCTGCATCGCAGGCTGGCTTTGTTCTGACGACTGACAAGTTCATGGACTTCATCAACGCCGACGTGATGAAACCTGAAACACGCTATCTGCGTAACTATCTCACCGCTGTCGGCTTCACTGCTTAATCAACCAACCACAAGGAGAACTAACTATGTGCATACTTATCCATCATCCAGCTAACACCGCGTTCAACGACGAACTGCTGAACGACTTTTATTCCTACAACCCTGACGGCTTCGGTGCGATGTATGTCGAGAACGGCAGCATCGTTGTCATCAAGACGCTTGGCAAACCTGCCGAGATCAACACGCTCTACCGTGACACACTGAAGGGTCGTGAGTGCATCATTCACTACCGCATGAAAACGCACGGTGACATTGATCTTGACAACTGTCATCCATACAAAGTCACTGACGATCTGTGGATGGCGCACAACGGCATCCTGTCAATGGGCAACCCCATCGATCAACGCAAGTCTGACACGTGGCACTTCATCGAGTTCATCTTGAAGCCTGCCATGCTCGCCAACCCTAACATCATCCTTGACCCTGACTATCAGGCGTACATCGAGAAGATGATCGGCGCAGCTAACAAGTTCGCGTTCTTGCACAGTAGCGGCGAGATCGTCGTGCTTAACTACGAGGCAGGCGTTGAGCATCAAGGCGCGTGGCTGTCCAACACCTACGCATGGTCAGCACACAAGCATGGGCATGGTGCGAAGCGTTCGTATGGTGGCTGGTCACGCTATGACGATGACTACTACAGCGATGGGTTCGGTGGCTACACAACGTATTCCACAGGCAAAGGCAAGCCCAGCACTGTTACGCCTATCACCAAGCACTCAAGCAAGATGCTCGGCTGGGATGAGTACGACCCAGAGGGCAAAGCGTACGGCGACTACGATGACGAGTACGAGGGCTACAACATCAAGCCCAAGAAGATGAACATGAACAAGATCGTGCGTGCTGCACACAACTGCTATCGACGCGGTATGCACCAGCTTGTTGACTGGGTTGTCGCTGCACCGGACAAGGCTGAGTACCTGTTGATCGAGAGCTACGGTGAGAAGGAGGAAGGCGAGATGCGCATACTCGTGGACTCTGACCCAGAGGAAGCAGCAGCATGGGTGTGGGACTTGTTCGACAACGGCAACATGGACAGCGAAATCGCTGAATAAGGGAGATTGATATGCAACAAGAATCATTCGTGAGAAAGATGAAAGCCATACACAAAGCGTTAGCTGATGGCGACGACAACATCGACACCGTGGAGGCAATCATGGTGCTGGCCGCGTCGCTGGGCTATGTGCTGGCGCATGGCTTGTCTGATGAAGCTGATCTTGCGTACGCGTATAGCAAACTGATCGCTGACATAGACACTGCGCGTGTGTCTGCGCTGGCTATGGAGGTGGCGTCCAATGCCATCGACAAAGCGAAACATTGACGGGTGTCATTCTTCTTTTGGAGGTTTTTATGGATGACGAAAACATTTTGCGTGACGTCTGCGTGATCGTGGTGTCGGTGGTTATCCTGATGATGACCGGTGCTGCGCTTGCGTATCTTGCGTTGGCTTTTGTGCCGCCCGTGTGGCGGCTTTTATTTTTCTAGGAGGATGTATGGATGATTGGAAAAAACTTGAACTTGCGTTTGACTTAATTCAAAACGCAGAAGTTATACAAGAGTTTGGAGATTATTTGTTGCTAAAAGTAGATAAAGAAACGTACCTTGAACTAAATGGAGGCAGTGATGAGTAAAAAATCATACATCGTACGCATCAAAGGCAAAGCTGACTTTGATAAAACCTTGAACGTCCACGCAACATCAGTCGAGGACGCCATACACGCAGGGCTGGATGCTATTACACAGCGCGACGTGGACAACTTCAACGTAGACACCATACGGTTCCGCGTTGATCCAACAGAGGATGACGCCAATGAGCGAACTACAAGGACTGACTAAAGATGAGTTGATCGACATGGTGCAGCAGTTGGAGTCCCAGCTAAACGGCATTGTGCAGGCGCTGGTAACGCATGGGGAACTGACGCGCTGCATCCTGCACGCCAACCACATAGTAGAAAACCTGCAAGGCGAACCGTCAGTGCATGAAGTGCGGGAGCTTTGCGCAACCATTCAACACGCCGCAGCGCGTATAAGGAGCAGATGATGGTACACGATACAAAAATGGACTTAGTTGTTAACACAGCGTATGTGCTAAACGGCATCACCTACTTGCCACATTACGTTGAAAGTTGCTATGTGCGCCCCGGCTACGGGCAAACGCACTACGACACCTATTCTGAGAAAGAACTAACCGCCCTCGGTGCCAAGCCCGTTAGCTTGGCGTTGTGGCCGCGTGCGAACAACAAAGGAGGACGAAAATGATTCTCGTAGAAACAAGGGTAAGTTATGACCGCAAGACGCCAGATGCCAAGACCGCCAACGCCAAAAGCGCAGCGTTCCGCAGCTACGTCTACCGTCACACGATGATGTGGGGAACGGACGCACTGCGCGTGCTGCCTGAACCCCTGTGGTCAGAGTTCGCAGAGACTGTCGATAGGTTCAAGACTAACCTGTCAAGTCTGTGCCAGATCGAGGTGCATTACCTGCCGTACCCTGAGAACAAGACCAACGCAGCACAACCGGACTTGTTCGCAGAGACAGCAGAGGAACTGCGCCGCCGTACCAACATCATGTACTCCGATGTGTGTCACCGCATCGGGCTGGTGTTAGACGAACTCAACGACAGCCTGAAGATCGGCAACAGCGAAGGGGAAAACGGACGTCTGTACGACTCTGTTTTCACTGGCGTTGGCGCTGATGTACGCCTGTTCCGGGCGTTTAATGAAGCTGCGTTTAAGAGTGACACGTTAAACCAGATATGCGATGGGTTGTCTGAACTGAGCAGTCTGGAACTTAACGTGTTAAGACGGAACAAGCAAGCAAGGCAAGACGCGTGGCAAAAATCTATAGATTTATTAAATCTTTTGTCGAAAGCTTGACACGCAGTACCACATCTGTATTATTCACCCACCAACCACATGGAGTTAATCATGGCTAAACAGCCTAAATCTCTTTCCGTTGCAAACCTTCCTTTAACCTACCAGAGCATGCTGGAGCGTGCGTTGTACACTCTGAAGCTGCTGAACACCAAGTGCGGCATCGACTATGCCGTGCTGTCGGAAAAGTACAGCATCAGAGAAGCAACGCTCGATCTCAGCAAGCCCATTGCCAAGCCCCGCAAGACGCGGGTCAAGAGCAAGCTGCCTTACGGCACGCTGATTGCCTACTACATGCCGTACATCAGGGACATGCAGCCAGATGATCTGGTGCAGGTTCCGGTGGGCACGTTTGATTGGCATGCCCTGCAGTCCAGCATCACGGCGTCGGGCGGTCAGATGTGGGGCAAGGGTCGCGTGACCTGTGTCACCAACAAAGACAAGACCGTGCTGGAGGTTTGGCGTTTGCCTGACGGTCTGTCAAAGGCTGACATGCTAGCTCCCAACTTAAACGCAAAGCGCGGCACAGAAGCTTCGGTAGATGACTGATTCGAGGGCGTGTAGATGAAGTGTAAATGCGGTGGACAGACGTACGTCACAACGACAATGAAGCATGAAAGCGGAGGCGTGTTACGCAGGCGCAAGTGCTTTACTTGCGACGCACGGTTCTCTACGTTGGAGTCAATGCTCGAAGTGGCGAAGCCTGTCAAACCGCCCAAGCCCATCTACACGCCTGTTGAAGCCGCCAAAGTGAAAGCTGAAAAGGTTGCGGCTCGCCGCAAGGCAGAGGACATTCAAGCCAAACGGCGTGACCGCGTGTCTATGTACTACATCGAAGATGCTGACTTCGATAGAGACAAGTGGGGTTTGTAATGCTCAAAGACGGAAAATTTATCAGGGAAGAACCGCCCAAGATCGGACAGTTCTACATACCCAAGTTCAAAGAAGAAAGCTACACACCGGAGGAACGCTTCGCGCAAAGCCTGCTATTGGGCTACCAACAACCGCGTGAATCGTTGCTGTCCAAGTTCTTTGGCTTGATGCTTCGCATATGAGGTATCTCGTCATTGACGAGGATGGCAAGCTGCTGCGCAAGTTCTGGGATAAAGAATCAGCGCAGCGGTTTTTGCAAGACGGTTGGACGTTAGTTGTTTTACCCCGTGTTGTTACACCAAAACCCACGCCTGAAACTTTCGGGCACGCACTCTGGTGACAGATGATTCAATTCCACTCTTACTCTTCTCCCACGGGGGATGCTGAACGGTTAGCTGCTATCGCCGCACGTCGCTTTTTCTGGGGCAACGGCGATGCCGCTGACCTGCCAGCTACCCTGCCAAAGCACACCTTCTATCGACAGGAAGTTATCGCCTGTCTGGGGATGGAACACGCCTGCCGCAAATACAACATCACACCTGAACAGTACGACCTGCATGTCGGCATCCTGCCTGACTATGACATGCTGCCTCCGATTGTGCCCAATGGCACGATGCTCTACCAGCCCCGCAACTCTGGCTTTTTTTCTGTCATCGAGAACTTAATCGTCGCTGCCTACGTCGCACGCCTGTCCGGTAAAGAGCTAATCGTGGATAACACCTATGACTGGTGGAGCTACGACGAAAAGTTCGACGATGTTTTCCGAGGCGTGTTCACGCTCGTTGACCGCATACCTGAAAACACAATAGCGGTTCACTTCGACGCCATGCGCGAGTTCATTTTTAACGCAGGCGAGGTGTATCTGCGGCAGTTCTACACCTTCAAATACGACATGTACTGCAGCATTGAACGTGCGGTGCGTCGTTACTACAAGAAAGATAAGTTCAGCGTCGAGGACGCTGGCTTGGTGTTCGTGCGGGGCGGCGACAAGGCGCAGGTTGAAGTGCCGTTACCGCCGTTCTCTCGTTACCGGACAGACATCAACAACCTTGCCCGGCGTGTGCCTCGTGTTCTCGTGCTCTCAGACGACTATGAACTGGCAAAGGGTGTGTGCATGGACACAGTTGCAGAGAACATCACGCCTGATTATCACAATGGCTACCACCACAAGTACGCAGGGAAAGTCTCGTGCTTGCCAATCCTGAAGAACTACATCGCGCTGATCGATTGCAAAGAAAGCGTGTCGTGTCCTTCAGCCAACCTTGTCAACGCCGCACACTGGTCGCGTGCGTATGGCAACTTCAACTTCAATACCTTCAACCCCGTTTACAGGTACGCACTCATATGATCGACGGTAAACCAACCATCATGATCGGCACTCCTGCGTATGGCGGTGCGATGTTCATGGAGTACGTGGACAGCATGCTGCGCAACGTCAGCTACCTTGAGAGTCAAGGCATCAAGACTCGCTGGCAGTTCATGAACAAGGAAGCGCTGATTACCCGCGCGAGGAACGAGATTGCCAGATACTTTCTTGACGAGACACAAGATGACTACCTCATGTTTATTGACGCCGACATATGGTTTCCCACAGACGCGATACACCGGCTACTACAACACGACAAACAGATGGTCTGCGGTATCTACCCTAAAAAGTTTTTGTTTTGGGACAGGATACGTGACGCCGCGCTGCGCGGTGAAAGTGACATCAGCAAGTTCGGGTGCAGCTATGTACTCAACGCCGTAGCTGACGATGGCGACAAGGTTCCGTTAAACGACGAGGGTCTGGTAGAAGTACTGCACGGCGGCACAGGGTTCATGCTGATACACAGGAGCGTGTTGAAAGCGCTGCGTTTTAAGGTTCCCACATACCGCACCAGCTTAATTACTGACCCGAACAACGGTCAGTTCTTAGCACCATTGACGCGTGAGTTCTTCGGCACATCCATCACTGAGCTTGGGTTGTTGCTCTCAGAGGACTACCACTTCTGTGAGTTGTGGAAGAAAGAAGGCGGGCAGATATACGCTGACCCGACGATTGAGTTGCGCCATGTGGGGCAGCATGTGTATGCGGGAGATTTGATGAGAGCAGGAAGGAACAACACATGAACGTCGTCGTACAAAACCACTACCCTTTCATCACGACAGACGGTCACTTGTTCACGAACAAGGAAAGCGACATTGGCTTTAATTTGTTAAAGCCGTGGAACGATCTGTTCGTGGCGGCTGATGAGCGTGGCATCAATATGTACACGCCTGACCAGTTCAAAGGTGAGGCTGATCTGCTCATCATGATGGACAGACCGCGGGGCGAACTTTATCCAGCTAAGAAAAAAATACTCATCATCTACGAACCCGACATGCTTATCCCTGAGAATTGGGACAAGGCGTTTCATGCTACCTGCGACAAAGTGTTCACATGGGACGACCGGCTGGTAGATAACGTCAAGTATTTCAAGAGCAACTTCACGGCTGATCTACAGAACGCTAGCCCCACGAACCTGACACGTGAAGAATTTATTTTGCGCAAGCCCATCGTGTTGATGCAAACGCGCAAGATGCACAGCCACCCCAACAGCTTGTACGGTAAGCGCGATAACGTCATCCAGTTCTTTGAGAGCAGAGCATCGGGTATGTTTGATCTGTGGGGCAGGAACTGGAACGGCTTTAGCTCATGGAAAGGCGCAGCGTCCAACAAAATGGAGGTGCTAAACAAATATCGCTTCTGTATTGCGTTCGAGAACTGCAATCATGCGCGGGGCTACATCACAGAGAAGATGCTGGACTGCCTGCTGGCAGGCGTTGTGCCTGTGTACTGGGGCGCACCGAACGTGACTGACCACATCCCGCCTGAGTGTTTCATCGACATGCGCAAGTACAAGTTCTACGAGGACTTGCTGGAGTTCTTGAACGACATCACGTATGAGGACTACATGAAGTACATGTACGCCATGCAGCAGTATCTGGCATCACCACAGGCAGAGCAGTTCTACAACGCGCACTTCGTTGACACAATGCTGCACCACATGGAGAAGTTGAGATGAGTTTATCTGTAGCAGTAGTCACCAGCACACGAGGGCGCAAGCTGATAAGAGAAGCTGCGTACAGCGTTGACGCACAGTCGTATCCAGCACACCACTATATATTTGCGCACGGCAGGGATTGCTGGGATGCGGTGGAGGAAAGCACAAACGGCTTGCCGGTTACTGTAGTTAACCTCCCCATCGCCAACGGCAAGAACGGTTACGGCATGGCGCCTGTCTTTGCTGCTGCGCCGTATCTGGTTGAGGAAGATGTGATCTTCTATCTTGATGACGATAACTGGTACGAGCCGGGGCACATTGAGGAACTGGTGAAGATGATCGAGGAACACGATCTCGGCTGGGCGTACAGCCTGCGCCGTATTGTGGACGCGGAGGGTAACTTCATCTGTGATGACAATTGCGAGTCGCTGGGCATGCACCCAAACTCACACGATCAGTTCCTCGTGGACAACTCCTGCTACGCAGTACGCGCCGATGTAGCAAGGCAGCACAGCCATGCGTGGTACGTGCCGGTGGTGTCTGATCGCTCGTTCATGAGAGCGCTGTGCCAAGCAAGGATTGCATGCGGAACCACTGGCAAGCACTCCGTTAATTACAGGCTGTCAACCGATGGCACGGGAGGTATGACGAAAGAAAAGTTCTTAGGCAATAACGCGTTTATGCGCAACAAAATGCCCGACTTTGCGTGGCTACAAAAATCAGTCTTTAAATACTAGGAGAAATCATGGCAAAGCTTTTCATCGCAACCCCAATGTACGGAGGACTGTGCGCTGGCTACTACGCGCAGTCCCTTCTCAGTCTGCAAAACATGCTGCGGGATAACCGCATCGACACGGCATGCAGCTTCCTCTTTAACGAGTCGCTGATTCAACGTGCGCGCAACGCACTGGTGCATGGCTTCTTGCGTACCGACTTCACGCACCTGATGTTCATTGACGCTGACATCCACTTCAACCCACAGGACGTGTTGCCCATGCTGCTGGCCGACAAGCCGATCATCTGTGGCATCTACCCCAAGAAAGAGATTAACTGGAACGCTATTCACGCAGCAGCACAGGCTGGTGTTCCTCCGCACGAGCTTCGCAAATACTCTGGCTCGTTCGTCGTCAATCTCGTAGGCTACGCTGATCAGGCGCGGGTTGATATTGGGCATCCCACCGAGATATGGAACGGCGGTACAGGCTTCATGCTGATCAAACGCGAGGTGTTTGAGCAACTGAAAGAGCACGTTCCCACCTACATCAACGACACCAACGATCTGGGCGGCAACATCGGGCAAGACCGTATTCATGAGTTCTTCGCTACCAGCATCGAGCCGATTGGTGAGCGCCTGCTGTCCGAGGACTATCACTTCTGCAAGATATGGCGCGAGAAGTGTGGCGGCACAGTATGGGCAGCGCCGTGGGCGCAGCTTGGGCACATCGGCACACACAAGTTCGACGGGCAACTGATGCCAGCCCCCACTGAGATCGCACAAACCCCAACCCCTGAACGGACGCCTGTATGACATTCATACCCGGAGAAACCTTCATCCCTGCCTCCGGGCAGGTGGTGGGGGCACGAGAAAAAGAATACATGCACACCGCCGTGGACAACGGCTGGCTGACTGCTGGCATGTTCAACGCGCAGTTCGAGAACATGCTGGGTGAGTATCTGGGAAGCACTGAAAGATTGTTCTCCATGCAGCCCCCTACCATACGCACCACTAACTCAGGCAGTTCAGCCAACCTGCTGGCGTTCTCCGCGCTCACCTCCCCCACGCTGGGTAGTCGCGCCATCAAGCCCGGTGATGAAGTCATCACTGTGGCTTGCGGCTTTCCCACGACCATCAATCCCATCCTCCAGAACGGCTGCGTGCCGGTGTTCCTTGACATCAACACCACGTTGAACATTGACACTGCCGCACTAGAAGCCGCCATCACGCCCAAGACCCGCGCCATCTTCATTGCGCACACGCTGGGCAATCCGTTCAACCTTGAAGAAATCATGCCTCTGGTGGAGCGTCACAACCTGTGGTTGATCGAGGACTGCTGCGATGCGCTGGGCGCTACATGGCGGGGGCAGAAGGTGGGCACGTTTGGTCATCTGGCTACCTTGTCTTTTTTTCCTGCGCACCACATCACGATGGGCGAGGGTGGGGCGGTCATCATCAACGACAGGACGTTAACGCGTGCGGTGGAGTCGTTCAGGGATTGGGGGAGGGATTGCTGGTGCTCGCCGGGCAGGGACAACACGTGCGGCAGGCGCTTTGATCAGCAGCAGGGGCAGCTACCCTGTGGCTACGACCACAAGTACATCTTCACCCATGCAGGCTACAACCTGAAGATCACGGAGATGCAGGCAGCATGTGGCGTGGCGCAGCTAGAGCAAATCGACAACTTCGTACAGGCACGCAGGGATAACTACAACTACCTCTTGAAAGGGCTGGACAAGTACGCATGGAGCTTGCTGACACCTACGATCTACCCCGACGCTGACCCTTCGTGGTTTGGTTTCCCCATCCTGCTAAACGATGTTGACTTCGACCGTGACACGTTCGTGCGCTACCTGAATGACAACAAGATTGGCACACGCCTGCTGTTCGCTGGCAACGTAACCAAGCAACCGTACATGCAGGGCAGGAACTACCGTGTGGTGGGCGGCTTGTCGGAGTCAGATGCGGTAATGAATAACCTGTTGTGGGTTGGCGTACAGCCAGCGCTGACCAAAGAGATGCTCGACTACATGATCGAGAAGATCGATATGTTTATGGGGAACTTCTGATGAGAGTCGCTGATTGGATAGCAGAGTACCTGCACAGCAACGGTGTACGCCGTGTGCATGGGCTGATGGGCGGTGGTGCGGCGGGGCTGAACGATGGGTTCATCAAGCACGGCGGCATCGAGTACATCTGCTATCACCATGAGCAAGGCGCTGGGCATGCAGCGATTGGCGAAGCTAAGTACACAGGCAAGCTGGCGGTGGTCAACCCGACCACCGGTTGCGGGGGTACGAACTGCGCGACCAGTGTGTTGAACGCTTGGCAAGATGGCGTTCCTGTTCTTTTTCTATCGGGCAACGTGAGGAAAGATACATGCGCTCAGTGGATAAATGAGCGTAAAGGTCTTACGTTACGGCACTATGGACTGCAAGAGCACGGCATAACGGACACGTTTAAAAACATGACAAAGTATTCTGAGTTTGTGCAAGACCCGGCGCATGTGAAGCATCACATAGAAATGGCTGTGTACTTAGCGTTGGATGGTAGGCGCGGTCCTGTATGGATAGACGTACCCAGCGATATACAAGGCGCAGAAATGCCTGAAAATTCACCGTCGTTCAAACCCGTATTGATGGAAGGCGATCTGTTTGATGTAAGCAGCATTCAGCTTTTGTTAGAGCGCGCACAGCGTCCGGTTGTTTTGGCAGGCATGGGGGTGCGGCAATCTGGCTGCGTGGAACAGTTTGCGCAGTTCGTTACTAAATACCAGCTACCGTTTGTTACTTCTTTTGGTGCACAGGACTACATGCCTTATGACCACCCTCTGAACATGGGTGCGGTAGGGTTGCGTGGCACACGGTATGGGAACTTCGCCATGCAGAACGCTGACTTGCTGCTGATACTGGGGACTTCTTTAAACGCAGGCGTCATTGGTTATGACCCCAAACAGTTCAGCCCTGCCAGCAAAAAGATATACGTGGACATTGATGTAAGTGAGCTTGAGAAAGATGTTGTGCCGGTAAACCACAAGCTGTGCACACGCTTAGATAGATTTTTTAAGGTGATGCAATGACAAGACAAGAGTGGATTGCAAAGTGCCAGCATTGGAAGGCTAAGTGGCCTGTTATGCAACCAGAATATCTGGATGATACAAACGGCCTGAACGTATACGCGGTAATGAATGCCATCACTACTCACGCCCCAGACGATGCGGTCTACCTGTGTGATGCAGGGTTTGCTTATTACATGCTCCCACAGATGGCAAATATCCGAGCACAGCAGCGCATAGCCATGTCTCAATCTCAGGCCGACATGGGCTGGGCGTTACCGGGTTCCATAGGCGTAGCTAAAGCAGGCGCAAAGAACGTCATCTGTATCGTGGGCGATGGCAGCTTCATGTCGAACATGCAGGAGCTGGCAACTATCCGTGAGCACAACCTGCCCATCAAGATCATCATCTTGAACAACCGTGGGTATTTGAGCATTAAGAATACACAAACTAATTTTTATGGCGGCAGGGTGCATGGCGTTAGCCCTGAAACTGGCGTGTGGTTTCCAGATTTTCTTGCAATTGCAGAATCGTTCAACATTTCTGCCACAAAGACATGGAGCGTTACCACAATGGATAAGCATTTCCAATCGGTGTTTAAGCTGAATGCTCCGCACATTGTAGAAGTGCTATGCACAGAGAGCCAGCAAATCTTACCCGCGCAGAACTTTAAGAACGGTAAACAAGCGCCGCTGCATGACATGCTTCCTTTCCTGTCTGACGAAGAACTAGCGGCTGAGATGGTGGTGAAGCTATGAAGATTGCCATCATCGGGGCGACCAGCCAGATTGCCAAGGACTTCATCATTCAATGTAATGATGAGCATGCGTTGCTCTTGTTCTCGCGCAAGCCTGATGCTGTGCAGGAGTTCATGAGAAACATCGGGTACACCAGCTTTACGTCGCTGCACTACAACGTGTTAAAGGGTAGGCAGTTCTACGTTGACGCAGTGATTAACTTCGTGGGTGTGGGTGACCCCGTGCGCCTGCTGAATATGCAGGACAGCATCTTTGACATCACCAAAGAGTATGACGAGTTGTCGATGCAGTTCCTGCGCAAACCTGAGACAAGGTACATCTTTATCTCCAGCGGGGCGGCGTATGGCGGCACGTTTGATAAAGCAGTTGAGCGTGGTACACCGATTACTTATCCATCTAGCATAAGCAAGCACCACTATTATGGGCTGGCGAAGTGGATGGCAGAGGTCAGGCATCGCGTCATGTACACCAAACACATAGTGGACTTGCGTGTGTTTAACTACTTCAGCAGCACAATGCCGCTGTCCTCGAAGTTTATGATTATGGAGATGATGAACGCTATCCTGCGCCAGCGCGGGGTTGACCCTACCCCCTACGCTATTGATGACTTTCCGCTGATGCGGGACTTCATTGGACCCGAAGATTTACACCGTTTGATTATGTGTATTTTGGCAGTGCCGGGGTTCAATGCCGCGCTGGATGTATATACAAAAGAACCCATAAGCAAACGCATGTTGTTGGAGGCGTTGAACCACAGGTACGGGCTGCAGTTTCAGATTGCAGAACGGATATTCCACGCGCCCACAGGCAGGAAACCGAACTATTATTCAAAGCATCACCGAGCCGCGGAGATTGGCTACCAACCACAGATGACTTCTCTCGAAACCATTTTCAAGGAAGCAGATCAACTGCTGGAGCGCTATGACCCCGGAAGCCAAAGTAAAAGCCAAGGTTTACAAGATACTTAAAGCCAAGAACATTTATTACTTTACGCCGCAGACAGGAGGCTACGGCAGATCAGGAGTACCAGACATAATCTGTTGTTACAGAGGCACGTTCATCGGCATCGAGTGCAAGGCAGGCAAGAACAAACCCACGCCACTGCAGGAAGCAGAGATGGAAAAGATACGTAACGCAGGTGGTATGACATACGTCATCAACGAAGATAACTTAAACGAACTGGACTATTTATGACAGAAGAACTACGCGAGGCTCTCGACACCGGCAACGACAAAGAGAAAGAGCAGTTCATTGAAGAAGCCGTTAACGCTTTTCGCAAAGCGTTAATGCAAACCACGCAGACTAAACACGCTGTGTTTCTGGTGTATGACGACGATGATGGGCGCATGCAGACGTACACATTCAACGCTAACTTCAACACACTGAGCATGATGCTGACCAGCGCATATGAGATTATTGTGGAGACAGAAGGCGGTCCGAAAAGGGTGCTGAATTGAAGCGTCCATACGACAGGATAATCTGCATCGACTTCGAGACGCGCTGGTCGAGCAAAGAGTACACGTTGTCGAAGCTGACAACGGAGGAATACATCCGTGACGAGCGCTTCAAGGCGTTCGGTCTTTGCTATTACTGGTTGAATGATGATTATGAAACTACTACATGGGTTACGCACGAAGACATCCCCGCTTTTCTGGGAGATATTGATTGGAGCAGGACTGCCGTGCTTGCTCATAATGCTCAGTTTGATGTGGCAATCCTCTCATGGATATACGGGATTCGTCCTGTTTTCATATTTGATAGCCTATCTATGGCTCGGGCTTTACGTGGTGTTGAGTCTGGCAATAGCCTTGCTCAACTGGCTAAGGATTTTGGCTTGCCCCCCAAGGGAGAAGCCGTTCACTCTACCGACGGACTTTCAGAACTCACGGAAGAAATAGAAAATGAGCTGGCTGACTATTGTGCGCACGATGTGTTCCTCTGCGTGGAAGTGTTTCAGCGGCTGGTTAAAGGCTACCCACGCAAAGAGCTTCAGCTCATTGATCTCACGCTCAAGATGTTTACTGAGCCAAAGCTTCTCCTTGACCCTGAGATGCTGGCAGACGCTGTGGATGAAGAGCGAGAGCAACGTGAGGCGTTACTTGCCCGTCTTGAGGTGGAAGATAGCGCGCTTGCGAGTAACCCTAAATTCGCAGGTTTACTGGAGTCTTTGGGATGCGACGTACCATACAAAGTTAGCAAAACAACGGGTAAAAAGACGCTTGCTTTATCTAAAAAGGACGCGCATTTCCAAGCCTTACTTAATAGCGAACGAGACGACGTTCGACTCTTGTGTGAGGCACGATTGCGAGTCAAGTCTACACTGGAGCGTACGCGAGCGCAGCGATTTCTGGACATCTCCCGACGAGGAACACTCCCCGTCCCATTGAATTATTACGGCGCTCACACCGGGCGCTGGTCTGCCAGCAAGGGCAGCGGCATCAACATGCAGAACATGAAGCGCGGGTCGTTCCTGCGCAAATCCATCCTTGCGCCTGATGGGTACAAGCTGATTGTCAGTGACCTCTCGCAGATTGAGCCGCGAGTCTTGGCGTATCTGGCTGACCACGGACCGTTGCTGGAGATGCTAAAAACCTCTGACCCGTACTCGCTGTTCGGCGCACAGATGTTTAACATCCCCGGCATGACCAAAGATACGCACCCGGTGGAGCGTCAGTCAGCAAAGTCAGCGCTCTTGGGTGCAGGCTATGGGCTAGGCTGGGCATCGTTCGCAGCGCAGCTACTGACGGGGTTTCTGGGCGCACCGCCCCTGCGGTACACGAAGAAGGATGCACGTGCGCTGGGCATCACCGCTGACAAGGTGCAGCGGTTCATGGAGTGGGATGTCAACGTCAAGAAGATGGCAGAGATTCCCCACACCTGCACGGACGCTGAACTGCTGGTGCACTGCGTAGTTGCTAAAGAGATTATCGACAGGTATCGGGACGCCTCAGAGCCGGTGCTGACATTTTGGGAGATGTGCCAAGCGCTGATTGAGCGTAGTTTGTACAAAGGCAACGAGTACACGTACAAGTGCTTGACCTTCAGAAAAGGTGAGGTGGTATTGCCAAGCGGCCTGTGTCTGCGCTATCCTGATCTGGCGTTCGAGCTTGACGAAAAAGGCCGCTTGCAGTGGTTCTACGGCGAGAACAAGACAAAGTTATACGGCGGGAAGCTGACTGAAAACATCGTTCAGGCAGTGGCTCGTTGCGTCATGACAGACGGTATGCTGCGTATTCAAGAGCGCTATCGCTGCGTTTTAACTGTGCATGATGAGGTGGTGGTGCTGGTCCCAGAATCTGATGTTTCAGAGGCACTGCCGTGGGTGTACGACCAGATGGTCGCTGACCCGGAGTATATGCCGGGCATCCCGTTAAAGGCAGATATTGACGCTGCCCAACGCTATGGAGAAGCTAAGTGATAACTGCAAAAATTAAGTGGTCACACAGTGCGCTAAAAGATTTTGAAGGTTGTGCGCGTCGCTATCATGAAGTGAAAGTGTTGAAGAACTATCCGTTCCCTGACACAGAGCAGACCCGGTATGGCAAGCAGTTGCACGAAGCCGCAGAGTTGTACATCAAAGACAACACACCGCTGCCTCCGCAGTTCGAGTTTATGAAACCGGTGCTGGACTCGCTGGTTGCCAGACCGGGCAGGAAGTTTGCAGAGTATGAGATGGGGTTGACGGAAGAACTAAACCCTTGCGACTTCAAGAGCGAGAACGTGTGGGTGCGAGGCATCGCAGACTTGATCATCGTCAACGACGACAACTACACAGCGTATGTAGTGGATTACAAAACAGGGAACGACAAGTATCCAGACCGTGACCAGCTTGTGTTGATGTCGCTGATGGTGTTCAGGCATTTCCCACATGTAAAGCGCGTGAAGTCGGCGCTACTCTTTGTGGTGAAGAACACGATGGTCAAGCATGAGATGAACATTGACGAAGAAGATTTTAATTGGTGGCGTTACCGTGAGCGCGTAGCTCGTTTAGCAGCGTGTCACAGCAACGGAGTGTGGAATCCCAACCCAACGCCGTTGTGCCCGTGGTGCCCGGTAACAACGTGTGAACATAACCCGAAGCATTAGGAGGCCAACATGGCTACAAGAAAACGTGATTACAAAAAGGAGTACAAGCGTGATCTGCAGACCGGCAAGTCCGGTCCCGACAGCGCACAGCACGAGCGCCAGAGAGCGCGGCGCATGTACGACAAGATGGGGATAGACCGTAGCGGTAAAGATATAGATCACATTAAGCCCCTGCGAAAAGGCGGCAAGTCAACTAAAGGCAACCTGCGTCTGCGGGGCAAAAGCGTGAATCAGGGAGACAACAAATAATGCAGATCATCGACAACAAGTTAATTCTTTTAAAAACGCGTGACCCGTCTAAATATTCAATTATTCCAAAACACAAGATTCTTGGAGAAAAAGATGGCATCTATGAAGTCGTTGTCCACTTTGGTCTGGACGAAGCGCGGGTCTTACGCAATCTGGGCGTCAAGAAAGTTATATCGCCCATCGACGGGAAATACGATTGGCCGGGGCGCTTCCAGCCTTTTGCGCACCAGCGCGAGACAGCTTCGTTCCTAACGCTTAACCGTAAGGCGTTTGTATTCTCAGAACCCGGCACTGGCAAAACTATGTCGGCGCTCTGGGCGGCTGACTATCTGATGCGCGTGGGTGAAGTGCGACGCTGCCTCATACTGTGTCCGCTGTCGATCATGACGTCGGCTTGGCTGCAGGACTTGAACAACAGCATCATCCACCGCAGTGCGATCGTAGCCCACCACGCGCAGGCCGCACGTAGGCTGGAGATGGTTAATGGTGATTATGAGTTCGTCATCACGAACTACGATGGCCTGAACTTAATTGCTGACGAGGTTGTCAAAGATGGCACGTTTGATCTGATCATTGTCGATGAGGCCAACGCCTACAAGAACGTCAGCACCAAGCGCTTCAAGTCCTTGCAAAAAATCGTCACGCCCACCACGCATCTGTGGATGATGACGGGAACCCCGGCAGCGCAGTCTCCGCTGGATGCCTATGGTCTGGCGCGTATGGTCAACCCGCAGGCTGTGCCCAAGTTCTACACTGGCTGGCGTGACAAGGTGATGTATCAGGCCACGCGGTTTAAGTGGCTACCCAAGCCCACGGCAGGCGACGATGTGCACGAGGTGCTTCAGCCTGCGATCCGGTTTACCAAAGAGCAGTGCCTTGACCTGCCTCCGGTCATGACGGTCACGCGGGAAGTACCGCTAACTGCCCAGCAAGCCAAGTACTACCAGTTATTAAAAGACCGGATGGTCATGCAGGCGGCAGGCGAGACAATCACTGCGGTCAACGCTGCGGCAGGCGTCAACAAGCTGCTGCAGATCAGCGCAGGGGCTGCGTACACGGACAACGCCGAGGTGGTGGAGTTCGACTGCAAACCACGCCTGAACGTGCTCATGGAGGTGCTGGAGGAAACCAGCCGCAAGGTTCTGATCTTCGCTGCGTACCGCCACAGTATCGACACCATCACGGACTTTTTGCAGAAGAACAACATTGAGTGCGCACAGATTCACGGTGACGTGTCACCCACCAAGCGCACGGCAATCTTCAAGCAGTTCCAGACCGAGCAGAACCCCCGTGTGCTGGTCATCCAGCCACAGGCAGCGTCGCACGGCGTGACGCTGACCGCCGCTGATACGGTGGTGTTCTGGGGGCCTGTGATGAGCGTGGAGACGTATCTGCAGTGCTGTGCCCGGACTGACCGGGTGGGGCAGACGTCTGACAAGGTAACGGTAGTTCACATCCAAGGCAGCGACATCGAGCGCCGCATGTTTAAGAATTTGGCAAGCCGCGTGGATACCCATGCTGCGCTGGTCAAGTTGTATGAAGAAGAGCTTGCATCATAAAAAGCCCAGTTGTAAAATCTTTGACAGCAGCACCCCAACCACAGGAGAAAGTATGAACACCGAGATTATTCCAATGGATAAGCTCGCCAAGGCGTATCTCAAGATACGCACCGCAAAGAGCGAGCTGACCCAAAAGTACGAAGAAGATATGGCCGCGCTGGACGAGCAGGAGAACCAGCTTGAGTCCGCCATGAAAGATCAGATGCTGGCGCTGGGCACAAAAAGCATGCGCACGGACTCCGGCACGGTCATGCTTGGCACCAAGACCCGCTACACCACCCAAGATTGGGGGTCGTTCAAAGAGTTTGTCATCCAGAACGACGCCGTTGACCTTCTGGAAAGGCGCATTGCCCAGCGCAACATGGCGCAGTTCCTTGAAGAAAATCCCGGACTTGTTCCACCGGGGCTTAACTCTGATACCCAGTATCAGATCAGTGTTCGTAAACCTTCTAAGTGAGTATATCCATGTCTAATATTGTTGAATTCAATCCTCAGACTCTACCTTCGTTTGTTAAGCGCGGTGCAGTATCTGCCGTTACCAAAGCTCTGGCTGGTGAAGGCGCTGGCGGTAAGCGCGTCTCTATCAAGGGCGGTGTGTTTCGTCTGATCTCAGGTGGTGAAGAGATCGCTTCCATCGATGAGCGTTATCTTGACGTGGTGATAGTTAACGCTGCACCCAAGGTGTCGCGCACTTTCTACATGGGCAAGTACGAGGAAGGCAAGACCACTGCGCCTGACTGCTGGTCGGCAGATGGCGAGCGCCCTGATGCCAAGGCCGAGAAGCCTCAATCGCTAACCTGTGCGTCCTGTCCGCAGAACATCGCGGGTTCAGGTGATGGCACTAGCCGCGCATGCCGTTACAGCCAGCGTCTTGCTGTTGTGCTGGAGAACGATATGCAGGGCGACGTGCTGCAGCTTTCGCTGCCTGCACAGTCTATCTTTGGTAAGGAAGAAGGCAAGAACCGTCCGCTGCAAGCGTACGCACGTTACATGGCTGCTATGGGCGCAGGTCCTGATGCAGTGGTGACACGTCTGAAGTTTGATACCAAGGCTCCGGTTCCCAAGCTGTTCTTCGAAGCGAAGCGTTGGCTGACTGACGACGAGTACGCGGTGTCCGTTGAGAAAGGCCAGACCCGTGAGGCGATCAACGCTGTCACGATGACGGTTGCTCAAACCGATGCCAAGCCTGTGTCACAGGCTGAGGTAGCAGGCTCCGCACCCAAGGCAGTCAAGAAAGTGACGAAGCCCAAGGTCGAGGAAGAAGAGACTGATGAACCCGCCGTGCGCAAGGAAACGAGCGCTGGTGCAAACGTGCCCAAAGCGCAAGCCGATCTTGCCAAGATCGTCGATGCGTGGGATGACACTGACGACTAATGCAAGCTAGCCCAGCCGGAGGTGGCGCTAATAACACCGGCAGCGGGGGCTGACTACCCCTTTCGGATTTACACCTCGGTCAGTGACCCCGCACCCCAAACTACCTTACATACCTATGCCTTACTCACCGACTGTTACAGACAGAGTTTATAAATCCCCCAAGACGCTGGGCAACCAGCTTGGGCGGTACTGCGTCCATCTGGACGTGCCTGTCACACTTATTGCCGAGGCCACGGGCGCTACGCGTCAGACGGTATACAACTGGTTCAATGGCGGGGAAATCCTGCAACCGTACCGCAGCGCCGTGTCCTCCCTCTTAAACATACTGCAGACCTCCCCCACGCTGGAGGAAGCCCGGAGAAGAATATGTTCAGCGTTCAACCTTCACACCTGACGGACAAAGAACTGGTCAGGTACGCAGACCAATTGCTTGCGCAAGGACAATTAACAAAAGAATGGCAGGAGGAGATCATCAAACGCTTTGAGCAGTTAATACACGACGAACGCCGCAGCGACTGGCGCTAACATGGGGGCAATAATGGAACCGCTAGAGTTTCTGGCGGCAGTGCTACCGTTCGCGGAAAATTATTACTGCGTAGCGGAATTCGACTCCCGGCAAAAAGAACACATCTTCGGCAACTCGCTGGAAGAACTGGCTGCAAATGCGGCGCAGTTTGACCGTGACCAGAAGGATGCGTACTTTGCGCTGGCGGCGTACAAACACTCAGGTGACCGCACGGCTGAAAACGCCAAGGTCATGCGCTCGTTCTTTCTCGACATTGACTGCGCGGAAGATGGACCGAAAACGTACGCCACGAAAGAAGATGGCCTTGCCGCACTGAACGCTTTTCTTGGTAAAACCGGGCTGAATAGGCTTGGCGCACCGCTGGTCGTGGATTCAGGCGGGGGCTACCATGTGTACTGGCCGCTGACTGCTAACGTCGAAATCTTTGCGTGGAAGCCTGTAGCAGAGAGATTCAAGCGCCTGTGCAAACAGGAAGGGCTGAAGATCGACATGTCCGTGCCTGCTGATGCAGCGCGGGTTCTGCGCGTGCCGGGTACAACAAACTGGAAGCGGGTGCGCAAGTACGGCATCACGCTGCCGGTGGTCGTCTGGCAGGAGCCAAAGCCTGAGATGTTTGAGTTCGACGCGTTCGCATCAATGGTCACAGAGATGCTGCAAGAACCCATGCCGGTCTTTGACACACTGCCGGGGAAGCGCCCCACGCTGCCCAAGAACGCCACCACAATCAAACTGTTTGAGAACTCAGCGACGTTCTTTAAAACAATCCTTCAGAAAACCGCGAAAGGGGAAGGCTGCGGCCAACTCAAATACTATCTGGACAACGCGCAGGATGATGGCATGGAGCCTCTCTGGCGCGGCATGCTGTCCATCGCAATTAAATGCGAGGACGGTGTAAAGGCAGCAAACTTTCTTACAGACCGACACCCGTACACAAAAGAGAGGATGGCGCAAAAGCTGCGCGAAATTAAGGGACCCTACCCTTGCGTAAAGTTCGACAGCGAAAACCCCGGCGTGTGCGCAGGGTGCAAACACTTTGGGAAGATCACCAACCCTTTGGCGCTGGGGCGGGAGGTGCAAGTTGAAACTGAGGAAAAGATACTTACGGCGACGCCTGTTGAACACGATGGCTCAGGTAGTGGGGTGGAAGCACCGGAAGTTACGTACGTTAGACCGTCACCGCCTCGCGGGTTCGCGTACGGTCGTCAGGGTGGCGTCTATCGGGAAGTCGAGACAGCGACCGAGGATGGCGACTCGGTTACGGAACAAAAAATGATTCTGGCGTACGACCTGTTCATCATGGACATACTAAAACCTGTGGGCGGCGACCATACCGTACATATGGTGGCGCTGCGTCCTGAAGGTGCGGTGGACATTCTGTTCCCGCAGAAGGTTGTCATCAGCAAAGAAGAGTTAGCCAAAGCGCTGGCAGCGCAGAACATCATCGCTGCGTTTGGTGCAGGTAACGATGCGCACCTCTTCACATATGTGCGTGCCTGCGTGGAGAACTACAGCGCAGAGCGTGGTGCAGTGGGTGTGCCTGCTAGCTACGGCTGGCAGAAGGACGGGACGTTTGTTCATCACAACACCATCTACAGCATGGACAACGTGCTGCGAAAGATTCCCATGCCGGGGCTGGAGAACGTGTTTCAAGCAACAGACAGGCAGGGCACACTGGATGGGTGGAGAAGGCGCTTCTCATTACTGGCGTCCTCCAGCTTGAATACGATAGACGTGCTGCACCCTCTGCTGGCCTGCGCCATGTCAGGGTTTGGCTCTGTCCTGATGGAGTTCACCGGCATCGATGGCATGACGTTTCACCTCGGCCACCGTGAGTCAGGCACTGGTAAGTCGTACACCCTGCGCATGGCAGCGTCTGTCTGGGGGCACCCCAACCGCTACCGTGTCAACGCTGCGACCTCTGACGTAGCGATGCTGCAAAGAGCCGGTCTGTTAAACAGTGAGCCGTTGATCTCGGATGAGATCACGACCAAGAATCGGGAGAAGCTGGAGTGGTTCCCTACCTTCTGCTTTAGCTATAGCGAGGGAGGCGGCAAGGACAGGATGGAGGGCGGTGCCAACAAGGAACGGATTAACACGTCGTTCTGGAAAGGCTTGTGCTTGATGGCCTCCAACACGATTGTGCTGGACTACATGACCGGCACACGTAAGCACTCTTCCGAAGGCGAGCTTCGCCGTATGCTGGAGTACAACCCACGCATGAAGCTGCGCTGGACAGACGCTGAGCTGGCGCTGATCAAAACGTACGATGACAACTACGGTGTGGCGGGTCCGCTGTTCATACAATGGGTTTTGCAGAACCGAGAAACTGTCAAGCGTGTGCTGGCTGAAGTCAGTGCGCGGTTGAAGAAAGAGTTTAATATCGTTGACGATGAGCGCTTCTGGTTGGCAGGATGCACCGCCAACGTGGCCGCAGCGATTCTTCTGGGCGACAACTACGCAGGCATTATTAATCTGCCAGTTGAGGGAATTATCAGGTCGTTGAAGAAGATGGTGACGGAGCAGCGCGGCCAGATGCAGGGTTCGGTACGCACGGCAGAAGACATCCTGTCCGACTACACCACGGCGTTCTACGGCAATCTGGTAGTGTTCTCTGCGGCTGACCCGCTGGGCGCACGGTTCGGGGACGATACGTTGGTGGAGAAAAACACCCTGAAGACCAAGGTCGCTGGCCGGGTGGAGCACGAGGTATCACCGGGCTACGTGGACTTTTACATTGAGGAACAACAACTGAAAGGGCACTGTGCCGCGATGGGGTACGGTTATGTGGACTTTAAAGCCGAGCTTGAACTGAAATATCACGTTCAGTACATCAAGCGTTTTGATCTGCTACGCAAGACCAACGGACCGCCGATGCGTGTTAACGTGGTCAAGATCAGCCAGCCCAAGAGTGTTTACGATGCCACACACGAAAAAACTGAAGATTAAATATCCGTGGTTGGATTTGCCCCCTTACGGGGGCTTTTTTGTTCCAAGTTTGAATTTTGCCAAGACGCGGGAGGAAGGCTTGAAGGAAGCCCTTCGCCACCGCATACGCGGTAAAGCAACACCGGCGATTATGGACGGTAAGTTTGGTGTGCTTTTTACTGTAAACGCGCTGCGGTATTAAACGCTCGTGCAAAATCTTCTCTATACAGGCGTATCTCTTTAATGCGCTCTTCCTTCTCATCTCTGCTTAGATCAGACGCGCGTATCAAGTTCTCCATCTTCTTGAACTCACCTAGCTTCACCTTGACCTTATCAGCCAGCTTGTCCATGACAAGCTCTTTGCCGTACATGTCAGCTATCTCCTGCGCATCTTTCTCGCGTCCCTGCTGCACGTAGAGGTCAAATGTAGTTTTGATCTGGTTGTATTCTTCTGCTTTCTCATAGAACGTATCGAGCTGCGAGAGGCCATTGACAGGCTGGAACATAGAACCAACCAGCGGCAGGTCAGACAGCGCACGTGATGGAGCTTCTGGACGTTCTGTAGTGGGCAAGAGCGCACCGACCATCTGCATGAGTAACACTCCATAGCCACCGGTATAGGCGTTAACCGTGTAGTCTACTTTTACAGGCGACACGCCAAAGGCTTTTCCAAGTTGTGCAGCAGCGCTGGACGTTTTATCCCTTATACGCTCTTCCGGTAGCAGCGCACGTTCTGAGCGTGACTCAATGTCTTCTCCGGTGTAGAACGATTTGTTAAGCATGCTTTCCAGTATGGGCTTAACTGCCTGCGGCACAAACGTAGAAGGACCCAGCGGCGACGCTTTGGTTAACAGGTCTGTGTAAGCGTCAATCACTCGTTTGGATTCTTCGTCTTTTCCTGCAGCCAAGAATATGGCCTCTGGCAGCGCTTTAAAAATCAATCCCGCTTCATAAGGTATGGGAATGCGTAGCGGTTCTTCAACGCCCGGTATGTTGACAAAGAAGTTGTTAAGTCTGTCACGTAGTTTGGCGCGCTTGTATTTGTCATCGTCCTGCATTGCCGCAGCGTACGCCCATGTAAACATGGCTAACAACGCACCCCGCACCGCCAGTTTACGCTGGATTCCCAACCGTTCTGAGTATGGCAACTTACCCCGCATGGACTCAAACAGCACGTTGATACCTTGTATTTGGGAATTCAAGAACGGCACCATCATATTCAAGGCGTACAGCGTGCCGCTGGTACCGCGTTTGGTAAAGTTCATGGATTCCATTGCGGCCAACGTGGCTTGCATTTCAGACAACCCCTGCTGCTTGTAGCTGTTGTATAGCGCTACACGCGATGACGCATCGGCTTTCATAGCCAACATATCCAGTTTGGCAAGAAGGCTCACGTCGCCTTTCATAAGTTGCAAAAGCATTTTTTCCATATCTTCTGACGTGCCAGATATGATCTGTCCACCCAACGCACCTGCGCGTTGCAGCGTTCTTTCTGCTTCTGACCCTGCGCCATACATTTGCATCAGCTCTTTTATAGGGCTGATAATTGGCGTCATGTTGCCGCCTGCCACCATGTAGTTAGTTGCGGAATCACGCACAATCTGCCGTGCCGGATACAAAGGCAAGCGTGTAACTAACGTGCGCAGAAGTTTTGCTGGAATAGAAAGCATCTTTATGCCAGCGCCCAGCGTTGTTGTAGTGCCGTGCAAGCCCTGCACAATCAAGCGAGATGGGATGCCCACGGACTCAGTGGCTACACGAACGTGCTTATCTTCTCCATCAATCTTGAACCGAAATATATTAGCGTCTTTGCTGGCAGGACCTTTGCCATCAAAAATCATTTTGGTCTTTCCGGTTTCCGGGTTGTACGTACCTTCCAGCAAACCAACGCTCTCCAAACTAAACGCAACTTCTTTTGCAGCCATGTTGCTCAACCCCATGTCAACAATCATGGAAGTGTTCTGAACAATAGTTGCAAAAAAGTCACCACGAACTTTTTCGTTGTCGCCTATTAAGCTATGCAGGTATGGCTGGTCTTTGACGTTGCCGATGGTCAACGAATTACGGTCACCAAAATCCACCACAACAAAATCACCATCCATGCGGTAGTACGGGACGTAGCTGGTTTTACTTAACTGTTCACCAAGTTTTTTAGTAATAGCGCCTGCTTTTACCAAGAAAGTTATCAGGTCGCGGTTGTACTGATTGTATATCTCCCGCGCTTTGACAAACTCCGGCACTGATTCAAATGCTTCAATGGCGCTATCAATAGCTTTACGTGATGGCGGATTATCAAAGTTAAGGCGGTGTGGTCCTACATCACGCGCACGATAAGCCATTAAACCTGCCTGAAAGTCTTTGGTAACAGCAGCAATATTGCCCATGTCTTTTACCTGACTTAAAAGCTTTACCATGTCTTTAATTGACGCTTTGCCTGTGTCAGACAAAATGTAATTACCTTGAGAGTCTTGCTCAATAACAGGAGCGCCATTATTTAATGCGTTAGCTGTAACAGATGTACGGTTGTCGTGAATACGAGCGTAGTACATCATCTGGTAAAACTTTTCTTCGGCTACTTTGCCTTTACGTGCAGCTTCAATAGTGCCTGCCCAACGATCAATCGTGGCTTGTTTTAACGCAAGGCCCGCGGACGTTAAAAAGTGTTCACCAAAAACAGGCGCGTCTTCTTGAATGTAGTCGTCAGCAAATGCACGCAGCGCAGGCTGCGAAGCTGGACCCGGTACGGCTTTTTCTTTTCTAAACACCATCTCCCCTGCCGGGTTGCGGTACGCACCTATGGTGTGTTTCTGGATGCTGTCACCAGATTGACGCAGCAGGTTGTTTATGTCGTTAGTGCTCAAGTCTATATACTTTGAGAAACCGTACTTTATTAGCGCCGTACGTAACGCCGCTATTATCTTTTTAATAAACTCCTGTATCCGGTTTGTTGCCGTTTGTGTTTTTGCTGGTGCGGTAGTTTGTCCTGCCAGTACAGGTTGCTCAGCTACACGAGCAATCATTTCCCGCAGCGCGGTCATACGTCCGTTATCACGTATATCCTGTATATCAGCCGCGCTATCTCCCCGCGCTTGTGCCGCCGCTACTGAATTGTCAGTAGCAACATTTATTTCTTCTACATACTTTTCAACGCCTAGCTCACGGGCAAAACCTAACATACCTCCCGCTTTATTCTCCACCGCATTAAGCAGTCCCAGCATGCCTTTGCGACCCAGCATGGTGTCAATACCGTAGTGGCCGATCAGTTCGTGTGCAGCGGTAACTTCAAGATCAAGCAGACTTTCATGCTGATTACCAATAATGAGCACAGACCCATCAGGCGTTACGCCGCCCTTAACCGTAGATTCTGGATCAGCTAAGTTAACTTTTTGCTCACGCATGTGCGCCAGAATGTGCTCTGGTATGCCTGTTACGTCATACGTGTAGTAGAACTTGATGTTTTTTGGCAGGTTGCTCTTTAGCCGCGCTGCAAATTTTTGCGCTTCTTCTTTGCTAATAGGGTTAGTTACTACCTTCTCACCAAGGCGTAACACGGTACCGTCTTTTTTGCTGACAACAAACTGGCTAATAGCTTTTTGTAAATCTTTTTCTTTAAATTGTGCAGCTTTTGTTTTTACCGGTTCAAAGCCTTTATCTACCTGTGTGCGGAATGTAGATTTTTTCCCGGCGTATTCACCTTCTGTTAGCCCTGCACCCAGCTTAACAAAATACTCAACGCCAGACTGTTTAGCCGCACGTACTGCTTCTACGCTACGAGGACCATATTCTTTTACGGCTGCAATATAGCGCGGGGAGCTGCGTACATACTCTTCCTGCGCAGCAGTGCTACGAATACGCTGTGGGCGTGTGCGTTTAGTGGGTTTAATCCTTGTATCTTTGGCCTGCTGCGTAAGTATGCGTGCGGTTTCAGCCGCTGCTATGGCCTGTTCGGTCGGGGACAGCTTTAACTCTGCAGGAATTTCTTCCCGCGTTGCTTCTTCAGCTCGGCGTGCTGCGGCTTCTGCTGCTGTTTCTTCACTCATTAAGCCGCGCTCTTTAGTAACGGGCTTAGATTTAACCGGCGGTTTACCAAACGGGGCGGTAACTTCTGCAGGTATTTTTATACCGGCCTCTTGCGCAATGGCTTGCGCAGGCATCAAAACTTGTGTTCTGTATTTGTTAAGTTGCCGTTCAGCCTTGGCAATTCGTTTCTGTAAAGCAGCTTCTTTTTCTTTTGGCGCTTTTGCAAGAACATCTTTAAGCGCATCAATTTTTTCTTTTAGCTTAGCTTCACCGGCTAATACACGCCGCACCCGGTTCATAGCCTGCGTTGCACGCTGCCGTTCGTAAATGCCGCCGGGTAGCCCCAGCCCTTGCTGCAGGTTCTCTTCTGCACGCATGCGCGCAACATTAGCCGCATTTTGTACTTTTTCAGTGGCGGCTGTTTCAACGGCAATTTTTTGCCGCAGCGCTGCAGCTTCTTTTTCAGCCGCTATCTGTTCGTTTGAACGCAGGTCAATGTCTTGCAGACGTTTTTCTAAAACGGCAATGCGGTCTTTCATTGCCACAATGCGTTTATCTGATGCTGCTAATAACGCAGGCAGCATTAATTCTTCCCGCAATGAATCTCTTTCTTTTTGCAGGCTATTTATTTTTTCTTGCGCTTCTTCAATTTGCGCATTAACGTCTTTAATTTGCGCAACTTTGTTATCCGCAACAGTTTTTAGTTTTTGCGCGTTAGCGTCTGTTTTGACCGTGTTACGAATTTGACGTAACTCTGTTTCAAGCAGATCGCGTTTAAACTTTAACCCGCTAGGCGTGTTTGTCTCGCTGTAACCTTTGCCAACAAGTTCAATAAGGGCATCTTGGGCTTCAGTGTAATATTTTTGCGCATTAAAAAACGATTTCTCGTTAAAGAACAAGTTTTGTTTTGCACGTGCCAGTTCAATTTCGTTTTGCAGCGCTTCTGCTTTTCTTCCTAAAATAACAACGTCGTTATAGAAAAGCTGTACAGCAGGTATTTCCGTTTGCCCACGAAGTGTTTTATTAATTTTGTCAAGTTGTTGTTTAGCTTTGTCACGCCAGAAAAGCGCATCTTTTATTTGAGCATCTAAGTTATTAATAATTTCGTCATACTTTATTCTGCCGTATTCTGCGCGAATAAGTTTTTCTAGCTCTGCCATGTTTTCAGCAGTGCTAGTTGTTAAGTCTTTAATTTGTCCTTGCAAATCTTTTGTTACAGTCATCAAAGTAACAAGCGGCCATGCACGTGTCTGCTTTTTTTGCTTTTCACGTTTTTCTTTAGCTGCGTTTGCAATAGTTTTTTCTACGTTAGCAAGACGTGTTTGTGTAGCAAGAAGTCTATCTTCTGCTCTTGATAAATCTTTGCTGTACTCAACATCTACGCCAGCTTCTTCTGCAAAGCGTATTAAATCGAGTTGTTGTTCAACTTCCTGTGCGCGTAGCGTATCAACAATTTTTTTGCGTAAGTCTAAATCAACATCATTTACTTCAACTTCACGCAACGCTTGCCGCAAAGCTTGCACTTCTTTAGATTGTAGATATTTAGCAAAATTGGTAAAGTTAGCGCGTACAGTGGCAATGTCTTCTTTTTTACCAAACAGAGATGCTTGCTTTGTTACATCTTCTTCAACTTTGCTTAGCGTGCGCAGTGCTTCATTAATAGGCGCAGTAACATCAGTAACATCTTGTCCGCGCAGCGATCGATCTGCTGCATCTTCAACAGCATCAAGCAGTTCACGAGAAGACCGGTTAGTGTAAATAACGTCCAGCGCTTTATTAAACGCACGTTCTAGCTCAGGCACAAGCTCCTGTTTACGTACCCCTTGTACACCTTCTATTTGCCGCGATGGCACGCGCGTTTGTAGAACACGCTCCACCATGTTAGCCACATACTTTTCGCGTTTACCAAGCTCGCGTCCCAACGTGGGTTCTTTTTCTCCCCGCGCTTCTGCAACACGTTCTGCCTCTCTGGCAGCGCCCTGCCTGCGTAAACCCCCTTCAGGTTCAATACGGCGTTTCTCAGGACCTTGCGTGGACAAGCGATCAAATACAGTGTCAAGCTGTTCAAAAATTTTGTATTTGTTTTGTGCTTCTTTGCGAGGCAGGATTAGCTGGTTTAAATACATGTTGAACAAACTCGCAGCAATTTTTACTTGCTGGTTTGTTAACGGTTGTAGACCTTCTGCCTGTCTGCGATATGCAGCTTCATATACTGCGGCTTCAGTGTATGCTTGCTTAGCTGCGCGTATACGCCTATTCAGTGCGTCTTTTGTGTACGAAGCTTCTTTGGCACGAGCGCCTTCCAACGTGCGGTCTTGTGCAAGATCATCAATATAATCTTGTATTTCTTGTAATGCCGCATCTTTTGCCGTTGCGTAACTGTTTGCGCGTTCTGTTAGCTGTTTGACTGCGCGCTGATACGGACGCCGCGCAGTTAGTGGGCTGGGTGTTCCTACCTCTCCTTCAGGTGCCGCGCCTACAACGCCGGGGATAGCGCCTAATTTTTCTTCCTCTTCTTCCGGTTCTACTACGGTTGTTGCTTCACGCGCTTGCGCTATTATTTCTTTAATAACTTTTCTGTCTTTAGCAGAGTATGGGCGCAGTGCTTCGCCCAACATGCCTTCTTTTTTGCTCGCCAGTGCGTCGTAAATTTCATCGTCGGTTTTTTCTTGTTTAATACCGTTAGCAATTGTGCTTGCCATTAATCGACGCAAGTTTTGAACAAGTGCAGTGTCTTCCAGCGGGGTGGCTTTTTGCCCCGGCTCTTTCTTACCGTAAAACTCTGGTGCACGTTCTTCAACAACATTTTGTACAGCCGTAAGCACTGACGGTGCTTTGCCCGTTTCTTGTGCCAGCGATTCTTCAAGTTGCTTAACTGATACTGCTGGTTCTTTGCCTTTAGCTTTGGCCTCCAGCTCAGACGTTATCTGGGCAAGTGTTGCGGAAATAGAAGTAGGCGTTCTGGTTTTGCCCATTTTTCTACGTTCAACGTCAAGCTCACCAATGCGACGCAGCGCAGCTTCTTCTCCACGAATAGATTCTTGCCGTACAGTTTCTTTTTCTGCAGCACGTAAACCGGCCTCGCGTCTTCCCCCAATAACTTCGCCAACGCGTTTTTTATATTGTTGCAACAATTCGTTGAGCAACGCACGTTTTTGTTTTATTTGTTTTGCGTCTGCTTTTTCTTCAGGTGTTCTTGCGCCTTCTTTTGCCGCGTATTCAGGAATTACCAACTCACCTGACAACACACCGTTAATTAAATCCGGGTCAGTAGCAAGAACTTGAGCAACATCTTGTGGGTTTTGTACGCGATCAAAATAACGTAGTCCTTCAAGCGCATCATCCAGCGCTTGTTGACGAGGCTCTTTCTTTTCTTTTTTGCCTGTTTTTTCCCACCATGCAGTTATTTCGTCAGCTTGTGTTTCTGCTTCAGCTTTAGTTTCTTTTTTAACAGGTAATGTAGCGCCTGCTTCTTCCAGCAAATATTCTTCAGGGGTAAGGTTTCTTAACCGCGCTTGTTCTTTTAGTTCCGCAATACGGTCTTTGTTGCGTGCAAGCGTTTGCTGCAGAGGGTTAAGCTCGGCAAATATCTCACGCAGTTTCTCGTTGTAAGGCTCTGCTGTTTCATCGTACGCAGCCCGACCTGCTTTATCTTTTTTGCTTGGACGTTTGCCAACTGCAGCGTCACGTTCTGCTTTTAACCGGTCGCGTTCTTGTATTAGCTCATCAGCTCTGCTTTCCGCGCCCAGCAAGTACTCTTCAGACTGCAAATACTCCCGTTGCTTTTCTTGTTCTTGACGCGTTTTTTCCCGTGCTGCTGCAGCTTCTTCTGCGGCAACTTCTTTGCGTGCTTGACCCCGTTGAACAGCGCGAGCGCCTGCACCAAACGGACCACCAAACAATGTGGCTCCATACGCAGCTTCAGCGTATTCTTTTAATGCGGCATCGTTTGTAAGGGGCAGGTTGGCTTGCCAGCGCTCCAACATCTGTTGAAACGCTTCTTCAGGAACTTCAGCAGCAACACCAACTGCAGCGCCTTTAGCCAGCGCTTTCTTCATGCTTTCTTCTGCCAGCTTGCCACCTAACGCTCGTTCAGGCAAACCTACCATGCGGCTGACCAGCTTGCCGCCCAGCGGTATCATGGTGGCGGCAAATTCAGTTCCAGCAGTAGCTACCGCGGCTGCGCCTGTTTTTACTACGTCAGGCTCTAGCCCTTCTAACTCCCGGCGTTCTGCGCCGGTGCCGTATGCTTGCAAAATTAAGGGGGCCACAGCACCTGCAATAGCACCTACCCCCGCACCCACCGGGCCTGCAGGCGCGCCAGCCATCGCGCCTAGCCTACCTCCGGCAAGCATTTCACCCAGTTGCGGAACTTGTTCAGCAATAAAATGGGGGGTTTGCCGCAGCACTTCGCCAGCAGCGGGAAGAAGCCCTTCTTTTTCGTATATTTGTTTTACGGCTTCAAGGCTTAGCTGCGACGGGTATTTTTCTTCCAGCCCACGAGCGCGTTCAAGGCCAGCACGCGCTGCTTCCTGTGCACCAAGCGGGGTAGCCAGCGCGGTACGCTGAGAAGATAAAAGTTTTTCAAGACCGCCCAGACCGCTTTCTAAAATACCGGGACGACGAGGGGCTTGTTCTTTTTCCTCTCGCATGCCTAACGACTGCGCAATCATTGCTTGCGCTTGTTCAGGCGTTGTCCCTTCTGGCACTTCGTAGCGTGCCACCCTACCGTCGGGCAATTGAAAGCGTGCTATTGGCATAATTTATTGTTTCTCAAAGCCAAGAAATTTTAAACCTGAACCGCCCGGCATAATAGCACCGTCAGTTGTTCTATTTAGCGCTTGTTGTAAAAGCGCATTAAAATCAGCTTGGTACTTCTGCGGATTTTGTTGATACTGCATTAACAACGTGGGGTTAGCAGAAATTTGCACTTGCATAGCTTTTGTAGCGTTATCCCACGCCGTATCGTAAGGGTCTTTACGTTGCCCGTACGCGTTAGCCATAATACGTTGTCCTGCTAAATGCGCCGCGTTAGTATCTCTAGCTATCTTCTCACGTGAAGCATTAGTCTGCATGTTGTTGTACAGGGTGGTAGAAGCTTCAGTATTGAGCTGGAATATTTTACCCAAACCCTCAATGCTGGTTTTCTTGGCATTAAGTTCAAGTTCTTTATATTTAGCTTCTGCTTCGTTTTTGGCTTTCCAGTCATCACGCGCTTCAGCACGACGTGCTTGCTCAATCATTGCCATAGCTTCTTGACGCTTCTTAGCAGCCGCTTCAAGCTTGTCGATACCGTCCATGTACTGCTTGGTGCCAACCAGCGCACCTTTGCCAATGTTCTCAAGCGCATAACGTGATGTACCTCCAGCAATAGCCAGACCAGCGTTAACCAGTGCCATACGCAAGTTGCGTTCTTCTTTGCCTGCGGCCTCGCCTTCTTCTTTCTGCAAAGAAGTTTCCAGTTTTGAATACGCTTCACCGGTGGGCTTGCCTTGTTCACGCGTTTTGCGCAAAGCTTCAACGCCAGTCTGCACTGCTTTATCGTAGTCCGCCAGTGACGAACGAAACTCTTTTTCAGCAGGTCCCGCTAATTTTTTCTGTACATCTAATATGCCTTCTATGCCCGTGGGACCAGCAGAATCTGGCGTTGAAGGTGCGGGAGCACCGCGAACGCTCGGAGCACCAGAACGAACGGTAGAAATTGGCGAAGGCGTTGCAGCTTGGCGTTGTAGCCTTGCAGTTTCTGCTGCTGATTCATTAATTGCAGCAGGGGGAGGAGTAGTTAGAACTGCGGCAGGCGCTGGAGGACGTTCCGCTAACTTTTTGCGTTCTTTAGCTATACGCTCTGCTTCAGCACGTTGTGCTTTTGTTTGCTGTTTAAACCCACCACCTGTTGCCTCAAATTCTTTAGCTGCGAGTTCACGTTCTTTTTTAAGTCTTTTTTGCTGTTCAGCATAACGCTCACGTGCGCCTTCAGGACCACTAAATAAATCAGTAAAAAACCGTCCAACAGGCGAAGATGTTTCTTCTTCAACCAAATTTTCATCATCTCCAGCATATCCCGGTATATATCCACCATCATCAAACGCAATGATGCCGCCGTGCGCCATTGCCATACCCTGCATATTAGGCGCAGGCAGTGCGCCAACGCCGCCCTGTTCAGGCAAGACCGGAGGCTGCGGACCCATGCGCTGTTGCTGCAGCATAGCCATGTCAGGAATCATGGCAGGACCGGCCATTTCTTTTTCCATCTTCTGACGTACGGTTGGCTGCGCCTGTTGTAGCTGCTGTTGTGCCTGCTGGCCTGCAGCAGCGGTAGCCATAGGTTTCTTGACTTCATACGCAGCCATAGCGGCTACGATGGGCATGGAGTGATCTTGCCCACGGATGATTGCCTCCAGCTTGGAGACATCAAGATTTAGCGCCTGCTTGAAATAGTCGTCAAACGAAATGCCGCGACCGCCTTGTAGTGTAGCCAGTGACATGTTACCTCCGCGCTTTCATTTGAGCGTTGCGCAATGCCAGCTCACCCAGACCTGCCGGGCGCTCTTCTTCGTATTCATCAATCGTGCCGCCTTCAGCTTTGCCACGACCAAACAGACCATACGCTGCCAGACCCAGACCGCCAAGCTGCGACACCAACGAGGGTGGTGCTTGGTAAATCTGTTGCGTGGTTTGCTGTGGCACACCCTTTAGCATCTCGCCCATGAATGCAAGCTGCTGGTATGGGAACTGCTTCTGCGTCAAAAAGTCTTGATAGTCCTGCGACAACTGTTGTTGCGCCAATGCCTGACGCTGCTGGCCTGCGGCAGATAGCGCATTGATGATGTCAGCCTGCTGCTGGAACTGTTGTCCGCCAATATTGGCAAGCTGGCCTGACGCTTGTAGCTGTGCCTGAAGACCCTGAAGACCAAGACCCGCACCAAACTGGCGGGATGTTTCTGTTTGCTGTGCAGCCTGCAGTGCGCGCTGCTGCTCCATGTTGTAGAGGTTCTGCGCCTGCTCGTATGCCGCCTGCTGGCCTTTTTGCTGAATGTCACCGATTTGCTGCCCAAGATTACGCTGGCGCTCTGCCTCAACAATGGCCTGCCGGGAGCCACCATACGCCCCCTGACCCACGGCTTGAGCCTGCATTTTATTGCGCTCAATTTCAGATTGGCGACGTGCTTCACGCGCTCCAATATCTATAACGTTCTGCGTGTACGGCGACATGTAAGCGCCAGCAACCCCCGGCTGGGTAAAGCTGCCGGTCTGAACGCCCATCGGTGTGTACTGGATGTCGCCTGCCTTCATGCCAGCAGAAGAGGCAAACTGCGTGGCTGGACCAAGCTGTTGTGATGGGGTGATGTTGGCGACTGCCTGCTGCGCAGTTAGCTGCAACGGGTCAAAGCCAGCGATGCGCTGTCCGCCATACGCCACATACGGAGAAGAAGCTTGCGCCAGCGAACGCTGTGCCATCTCCCGCACCATTGGCTGAAACTCTTGCGGATAAGTCAGCGTGGTCTGCGTGGTAGCGCTTGGCGTGCTGGGCGCACCGCCGCCACCATAAATACGACCGCCGGGTTTTAGACGTGTTACGTCTTCACCAAGCGGCTCTCCCAAAGCTTCAAGCTGTCTGCGCGAATAATTCATGGTAGCCTCTACAGTATCTTTGTGAATAACTTGTCACTATTTTTGTAGCCAAGGTATTCAAACAGCCGAGAGTTATCCAGATGCACTTTGGTGTGCATGATAATGCGGTTAACCCCGACCGACTTCAACACTTCCTCTGCATACTTGAACATCCGTATACCTGTGCGTCCTTTGCGGTACTCCGGCTTCAAGTAGTAAATATCCTCAAATGCGGTCAAACATGTTTTGTAGTGCAAGTGCGGCTGTACTATAAAAATGATGTACCCAATAAGTTCATCTCCGTCCATACACACAATACACACTATCTGCCCTGCTTCAGCTAACCGTTCGTATGCATCATAGTCTGGCGCAAGGGGGAAATCTTTGGTAACGCAAAGCTCTTCATAATGCGCAGGTAACAGTATTTTTAAGTCGGGTAAAAACGACAAAAAATCTGCATTGATGTAGCGAATATCGCTCATGCAGGTAAGACTTGCGAGGCTTTGCTATCCACAGCTACCCTATCCTTTCCGATACTTTTACGACGACGCTTCTGGATTCTGTCCATCATGGCGTAAAGCTGGCGTGCGCCTGCTTCGGTGGAGCCGTTGCCAAGCTCAGACACAATCCGCGCCGGAATTACAAACTCACCATCAGCAAGACGAGCAGGACGCCTGCCATTAATAGAAGCAGGAATTGAATCACTAACTCCATCGCCGGGTCCTTTCAGCAAACGTCCACCATCGGAATAGTCGCCAAGATGATATTCACCACCAGTCTCGCCGCCAGCAGCCATCTGTGCAGGAGGCGTACCCAACGGCGCATACGTCGCTGGCAAATCGAACCGAAGACCCGGCTGCATCTCAGGCAATTTCTGCGTTAGCTGCGAGTACACGCCACCAATACCCAAACGGTTAATCACATCCTGATAGGGCAGCGCACCTTCAATTGCCGCTTGCTGCTGCGGCGGAGTAAACGCATAGCCACCTGCACCACCTGCGCCTGACGAGAACAGCGGAGCCAAGCCGGGCTGTGTTTGCGGAGCCGGAGCGTTATACGCCTGACGATAAGCGTTGATCTGCTCTTGCGATATGGGCGTAACTTTCGGTGCCTGTATAGCAGGCACAAACGGCTGTGTTGCTTTCTGTGCGTACTCAGGCGAGTTCTTTAGCTGTTGCGCAAGCTGAGAAGCTGTAACACCAGACGAGCGTGCGGCTTGCAGTTGCTCAAAGGTAGGCGGTTTGCCAAGAATGTCTTGGTAAGCGGAGCCGATCTGGTCAATGCTGGCGGGTCCTTCAGCCGCAATCTGTGACGCAGCCTGCTGTTTCTCAAACGCTGCCTGATTAATCTTGTTGACGTTCTGCAGGAACGCCGCGCTGTTAGTCATGGCATTGCGCAACTGGTTAAAGTTGCTAATGCGGTTTGCCGGGTCTTTATACCAAGCCAGCTCACCCTTGGTCATCGGGCGACCCCAGTAGTATTCAGCCTGCGCGTTGAGATCGTCGTCAGTAAACTTGGTAGCAGCGCCCAATTCAGCAACAGCGCCAACATTTTGTGCTAACTGCGCCTCAGACAGCGACTTGCCAACAAACTTTGCCAGCTCTCCCTCGGTGGGACGACGACCAGCCATGTACTCATACATGTTGATAACGTCTTCCTCTTCCATAATTTTCTTAGCAGTGCCAAACGAAGGCGCTTTGGTAAGCTTCTGAAACTTTTCGCCTTCTTGCGTTTCGTACTGGCCGGTCTTGGGGTTGTACACTTTCCCCGCCGCAGACATGCCGGTAAGTTTTGACTCCAGTTCTTTGACGCGGTTTTGCTGTTCAGCAGAAAGTGTTGCAGCGCCGTAACCCCCGCTTTGCGCAGGGTTAGCTTTAATGTCCGCTATTTCTTTCTTGATAGCGTCAACATCGCCAAGCTTGGTTGTGTACTGTCCGCGTGTACCCAGCGTGCCAGTACGTTTGGTGGACTGCAGGAATTCTTCAAGCCCCGCTTTTTTACCTTCTGTAACAGCGTTGTAGTCGCCTGCTTGACGGTCGTACTCTTCCTGCGCACGATCAATTACGCTCTGAATACCAGTGCGTTTTGCATTGTCGAGCGCCAGCTTAGCTTTGTCCATTTCGGATTTTTGCTTGCCGATTTCGGTGTCATACGCTTTATTTAGTGCGGTTTTGTCCGCACCTTTAATGCCACCTTCATACCCGGTGTACTTGTTTGAATCGTACGAACGCAGGTAGTCTAGTGTTGCGTTATGTTCTTTTGTGTAGTTTGTTTTATTAGTATTAAATTCGTTAAGCCAGTTTGTTTTCTGCGCATCAAAGTCTTTGGTTGCTTGTGTACGTTCTTTAGTCAAACCGGTAGACTCAGCATCACGCGCAGCTTTCCATGCGTTAAGCTCCGTCTGCGCTTGCGCTTTTTCTTTCCTGTCTTTTATTTTATTAATTTCTCTTTGCCGCGCTTCTTTCTCGGTGTTTGTTTCCCGATTAAACGAAGATATCCTGTTGTCCCAATCTTTGACAAACGCACTTCTATTAGTGGCAAATTCTTTTTCGTACGCAGTTTTTTCTTTATTACGATCTGTTATCCACTGGTTGTATTCTTTTGTGCGGTTTTCAATTTCTTTCTGCGATTCAGACTTTGTTGCACCGCCAGCAGCCAGCAAAGCTATGCCGCCCTCAGCCATGTACTGTGTACCGCTGTAAGGCGTAACCGCTGCGTCAGTAGCAGGGTAGATGACGTTCTGGGAAATGGGACGTTCTGCCGGGCTAGCGTACGTAGGGGTATTCTGCATAGCCATCGGGTAGCGTGTGTTGTCCATCATCGCGTTTTGTTGCGACATGTTCTCCACCGGACCCAAAGAGGCCAGACCGCCATCAGCAGCAAAGTAAGTACGCTCTGCAGTGCTACCGGCAATCCGTGCAGAAGGCGCATAGCGTGGTGCGTATTGATATGTCTGAAGCGGGATGCCAGATGCAGTTTTCTTTTCTTCTTCGTCGCCGTATTCCGTACCGGCAGATGCCAATGACGAAAGCAGGTTGAACTTCTGATCACCCAAAAAATCTTTTAGCTTTTCAGGGTCTTTGAGCAAGTTCTGTACGCCACCGCCCATCTGACCAAGCACGCTGGGCGCGCCTGCTGTACCGCCAGACGCTACGATACTTGCAGGGGCTGCTGCAGGAGCTGGAGGCCATGCTGCACCTGTAGTACCTGCCGGAACCGAAGGCGTGATTGGTTGTGTTGTTAACGGGCTTTTTAAAATATCCGGCGCGGTGTTCACCATGCCGGAACCAACCGCAGCGGGGGCAGGGGTGGGAACAGCAG